CATCGGAACATTACGTCTATGCCTACTTGCGTGAAGACGGCACACCTTACTATATCGGTAAAGGTACCGGACGAAGAGCCTGGACTCACGCTAAACGAGAAGTAAGACCGTTCCATGACAAATCAAACATTATCATCCTTGAGCATAATCTAACTGAAGTTGCCGCACTTGCATTGGAGCGTCAGATGATAAAATGGTATGGTCGAAAAGATTTAGGGACGGGAATTCTTCGAAATAAATCAGAAGGCGGCGACGGAAGTGTAGGCGCAGTTCGTTCTGCCGAGACTCGAGCCAAAATAGCTAAGGCGATGTTAGGTGTTCATAAAGGGAGAAAGTTGGGTCCGGCCTCGGCAGAGACTCGATTAAAGATGTCAAAAACACGATTGGGTAAAACAACAGGGCCAAAATCTGCAGACTCTATTGCAAAACGAACAGCAACTAGAAAACTAAATCGTGAAAAACTTTTGGCTGAAAAAGATAGCAAAATAAGTGTCAATATACTTGCTATAGGATAAATAAAAGTGTTACATTTAAGTTGCAGTTAGGAAAACTAAATGTATCGGATAGCAGCACACTAAGACCATCTTAATTTACATAAAAGGAGAAAATATATTATGGCTATGACGCTCGCCCAAATCAGGGCAAAACTACAAGAAGCAGAAGATAAAAAAACAGGTTCATGTAACAGCACTTTTGGTGATGGTACTATATACCCCCATTGGTCGATCGACGAAGGCCAGACAGCCCGACTACGCATTCTACCGGATGCAGATCCAACTAATAACTTTTTCTGGGTAGAGAAACAAGTAATCAAATTGGAATTCAACGGCATCGTTGGACAACCAGACAGCAAGAAAACAATCGTTCAAGTACCATGTATTGAAATGTGGCCAGATATGGGGATGTGCCCAATTCTAACAGAAGTACGTCCGTGGTTCAAAGATAAAGATATGGAAGACATGGGGCGTAAGTATTGGAAAAAGAAATCTTACCTAATGCAAGGCTTCGTTCGCGAAAATCCTTTGAAGGAAGATAAGACTCCAGAAAATCCAATTCGTCGCTTTATCATTAGCCCACAGATTTTCAATCTCGTGAAAGCGGCATTGATGGATCCAGAGTTGGAAAACTTGCCAACAGACTATGCAAATGGTTTGGACTTTACAGTAGTGAAGTCGTCAAAAGGCGGTTATGCAGATTACAGCACCAGCAAATGGGCTCGTAAGGAAACATCGCTAAATGCAGACGAAGCAGAAGCAATTGAGAAGTATGGCTTGTTTAATTTGTCAGAATTCCTACCTAAGAAACCATCCGCAGAGGACTTGGTTATTATGAAGGAAATGTTCGAGGCGTCAGTAAATGGCGAAGCGTACGACGAAGCTAAATGGGGCAAACACTTCAAACCAGCAGGCTATGCAGCCAAAGATGACGCGGCAGAAGGCACAACAACTACAGCGGCACCAGCAGCAAAGGTAGCAGCTCCAGTAGTGAAGGCAACTGTTAAGGCAGCGGCTCCTGTAGTTGAAGATGAGCCAGGCGATGACGAAGGTGTAGCAACTGCACCCGTAGTTACTAAGCCAGCGGCTGCCGCAAGTGGATCACGTGCTGAAGATATTTTAGCAATGATTCGCAATCGTCAAAAGACAGCGTAACTAATATTAACGCATAGGTCTTGTGCCTATGCGTTATAAGGAAAAATTCAATGTGGTGCTCAGTTTTAGAACATTATGTGGTTGTTAATCATGAAGGCAAATTCAAAGCGTGTACAGCAATTTTAGAGCAAAGTCCATCTGATCGTTTCGTATTTGATACTTTTGATGAATTGAATTCTAGTGAATGGTTAACTAAAGTAAAACAGCAAATGCAAAATAATATTTGGCCAAATGAGTGTTTTGCATGTCGAGAAAAAGAAAGCAATGGGGTTAAAAGCCTCCGCCAGCATCATAATGACAAACACTTAGAAAATGTATTAATAAATGAAAATTATTTAAAAGTTGAAATTGCAACAGATAATATTTGTAATAGTGCTTGCCAGTTTTGTTATCCGGGGGCAAGCACTAAGATAGGAAGTTTAACGGATAAAAATTATTTGCGAATAAATAATATGCCTAAATTTATCCAAGTTCCACAGGACAGAATTATACAAGTTGATATTGTCGGAGGAGAGCCAAGTTATAGTCCAGTAGCAAAAGAATTTATTAAAAATTTACCCCCAACTGTAAAATCTTTAAGATTTACTACAAATGGATCTCGAGTAATGACTGAACTTATTCCTCTTTTGGAACAAGGAATAAAGATTAAAGTTATTGTTTCGTTTGACGGGGTTGGTCTGGTATATGAGTATGTTAGGTGGCCTGTTAAATATTCCATAGTAAAAGATACTATTGTTCAATATAGGGAATTAACTAAAAGATATCCCAATCTAACATTATCTACTTTTACTACTATATGCTCGTTAAATGTAGTAAATGTAGATGAGATTTTTTTAGTTACCGACGATATAGGGTTATCACCGGATTTAACAGTTTTTAACTTTTTAGTATGGCCTAAAGAATTAGATGCTAGATTTAAGAATTTAGCAACTTTAACCGCTATCGAGAAATTTAAAAATAGCAGTGACGCCAGACTAGTACGCATATCTAATATGATAGCGGTTAATGTAGATAATCAGGAAGAATTTGATAATTATGTTACTACGCAAGATACATTGCGCAGTATTAACATTAAAAATTATTTAGGAGAATTGTATGGCAAAAGCATTTGATATTTTGAAATATAGTTAGGAGTATAATGTGGTGTCCTAATCTTGATCATTATGTGAGAGTTGGAATAACAAAAGATAATAAACACTTTTTTACTCCGTGTTGTAACATGAATTTAAACTACCAACTTAGATTTGATAGTTTTGCTAGTATGGTTGATAGCCTATGGATACAAGATTTAAAGGAGCAATTTGCTAAAGAACAATGGCCAATAGTGTGTAATAAATGTAAGTTGATAGAGGAAAATTTACATAATCAACCAAGCCCGCGAATTGATGCGATTAACTTTCATAACACACAAGAAAAAACGGACTATCTAGTGGCAAATGTTATGGTCGACAATATTTGTAATGGGGCATGTCAAATTTGTAATCCGCAACAAAGTTCTAAAATAGCTAGTCTTATGAAGCAACCGTTGTTATTAAACAATGACGGGTATGATATTTTGCCTCATAACAGAATCACCCGATTATACTTGCTAGGCGGAGAACCGAGTTTTAGTAAAAAGTGTAAGGAAATTTTAGCAAATCTTCCTCCGTTACTTGAATCATTATGGATAACAACTAACGGGTCAATTATGCTTACTGAAATTATTCCTATTGCTGATCGCGGAATAAATGTTCAAATAAACATTAGTGTTGACGGAACAGGAAGAATTTTTGAATATGCCCGATGGCCTTTACAATGGGATATTGTTTCGGGTATAATAAGACAGTATACAACTATTCCAAATGTAAATGTATGTATGATTGCTACTGTTAGTGCGCTAACAGTTGTTGATATTGAGAATATTTTAAAATTTAGTAAAGAAATTGGGATAGGGATTTCCTGGAATGTATTAAAAAATCCCCAGGTGTTATCTATTAAATATATTAATTTGTTAACATTAGCGGCAAAAGAAAAGTACAAAGACACTCAATCGCATGAACTATTGGGAATTTTAACTGAGATTGCAAGTGGCCCTAATAATGACATCGAGTTGATTGAGTTTATCAACAAGCAAGATACACTACGCAACATTAGTATTAAAAATTATTTAGGAGAATTGTATGGCAAAAGCATTTGATATTTCAAAATTTAGAAAAAGCATATCTAAGTCTATTGAAGGACTAGGTATTGGTTTCAATGACCCGACAGATTGGGTTAGCACAGGTAACTACGCATTAAATTATCTCATCTCGAGCGATTTCTTTAAAGGAGTGCCGCTAGGTAAAGTAACAGTGTTTGCAGGAGAGTCAGGAGCAGGTAAGTCATACATCTGTTCAGGTAACATTATTAAGAACGCACAAGATCAAGGAATATTTCCGATCCTGATCGATACAGAAAATGCACTTGACGAATCGTGGTTGATCGATTTAGGTGTAGATACATCGCCCGAAAAACTATTAAAGATTTCACTCTGTATGATTGATGACGTTGCTAAAACAATTTCAGAATTTATGAAAGAGTATAAAGCAATGCCAGACGGAGAGCGTACAAAGATTTTGTTTGTGTGCGATTCACTTGGTATGTTGCTAACACCAACAGATGTTAATCAGTTTGAAGCAGGAGATATGAAGGGCGACATGGGTCGCAAGCCAAAAGCACTTACTTCACTTGTTCGTAACTCGGTAAACATGTTTGGTAACTACAATGTGGGCATGGTATGTACTAATCACACCTACGCATCGCAAGATATGTTTGACCCAGACGACAAGATTAGCGGCGGACAAGGATTTATTTACGCAAGTTCGATTGTAGTTGCTATGCGCAAGCTGAAGTTAAAAACAGACGCCGACGGCAACAAGACTACAACAGTAAACGGTATTCGTGCAGCCTGTAAGATTATGAAAACACGTTATGCAAAACCATTTGAGTCAGTTCAAGTTGAAATCCCATACACAACAGGGATGTCGCCGTACTCTGGATTGTTTGATTTGTTTGAGCAACGTAAGTTGCTAGTTAAAGAAGGCAATCGTTATGTGTACAACCTAACAGACGGTACCGAGTTAAAACTGTATCGTAAAGAGTATGAACGCAACGAAGATGGATGCTTAGATAAGATTATGATCGACGTATCTCAAAATCCAGGTAAGATGAGCGGTCAAGTTGAAGTTGCAGAGACTGTAGAAGAATAAACTAAATACATCTTTCAAACGGAGTTAAAATTATGATTGATATTGATGCACTAATCGAAGTTTATTCAACAATGAAACAATATGTCCCTTCAAAGGACAGGCAAGAAGCTGCTGACAATTTAATGAGTTCATTAGTTGATATGTTAAGCGACGACGAGCTTAGAGAAATTGGAGCAGTTGACGCCGCAATGGCAAGGGCGTTGAAAGAATATTCGCTTGAAGAAGACGATGAAGAACTTGCAGACGAAAGTGACGACGAATGACTTGGTATTCGAAAATTGTCGAAGATATGGGTAACCTCCCTGAGTTTATCGAGTTCTATGACAATGAGCTTGCAAATGCCAAACGCGAAGTAACCATACACGGCATTGTTGAGAAAAACCTCTCAGCTTTGCCCGGTATCGTGGAAAACCGTTTTAACCAATTGCAAGAAATTGAAGCAGTTTTGCGGTATATGGAAATACAACTACGTAAGATCCGCCGAAAACACTTCCAAAAATACTTAGAAGCCTACGCCCGTGTGCTTACTTCGCGCGATGCTGAAAAATACGTCGATGGAGAAGATGAGGTAGTTGACTACGAAGCATTGATGAACGAAGTAGCATTAGTTCGCAATAAATGGTTAGGTGTAATGAAGGGCTTAGAATCCAAAAATTTCATGCTAGGACACGTGGTTCGCTTACGCACCGCTGGAATGGAAGACGTCGCTGTATAAAGCATAAATACTCTATATTATGGAGTGTAACATGTCAGACATACGCAACCTCATCAACATTGTTGAACAAGCATTAGTTGAAAATCCTGAATTATTACAGGCAGAAATTGTTAAGAAAGTCCAGAAAGTTAGCGATGAAGAAGATTTAGCTAATATTTTGCGTTATGCTAATCGTTACACATTCAAGAACGATGTTGAGAAATTTGCCGCAGTTAGACAATATAAAGATATTGTAAGTCGTGTTATAATTAAAGCATTAGCGAATGCAGGATTAGACGAAGCACGAGTTAAGAAATTTCTTAAAAAGTTAGCTGTTGATGGTATCCTTGATGTTAAGTCATTACTAACTCCTCGAATCATTCATAGAACAACTGAGATAATCGATCCGGCAAATCAAGATGTTTTTGATTTAATTAAAATGGACTTGTTTGAACAAATTTCTGGTAAAATCGGAGAGATGGGCGACGTTGGTAAAGGCGAGTTTTTATTAGATATTATTAGCCCCGATGTTAAGCGTAGAGGTGCACCAGGGGACTTAGATATCAAGGGCGTTAAGATAGAGCTTAAGGCTGGACAAAATGGTCGTTTAGGCCCGTCAGGCAGTCAAAGCTTAGTAGGAAGATTTAAGCTTGAATTTATGCCAGTTATACAAAAGTTAGTTCCAAAGAAGGCTAAAAATTTACCTGCCGTGACTATATTCAACCCTAAACAAGATATGAGTGAGTTTTCAGATTTTTTTGAAACTCCTGCAAATATTAAATTTGCATTAACGGCTTTACTACAGATGCATTATCAAAATGTTCCAGCAGCCGAAATTAAAGCAATGGTAAACAAAATAGTTGGTTCCGACGGAACCATTAACGGAATTAAATTAAAAGCCGAAATGCTCAAGACATCGTTTGCTGAATACAAAAAAGAAAAAGAGTTCGATGGTGTTATTATTATGGATGCTAATGTTACTAGCTTTTTATATATTAATTCTCCAGACGATATGGCTGCGGTAGCAAATCAGTTATTGGTGTCATTCCCAAGCTGGACAGATGCACAGGGTAACTGCATGAAAGTGTCTTTATCTAAAACAGCAATGGGCGGAGCAAGTGCAGGTAAGTCTGCACCCGGAGCAGTAATTACATCGGTAGACACCGTAACAAAAAAGAAAGCTGCCAACATAGAAAATCCGCATGTAGACATTAGACCACCAGGTACACCAAAAAAAGCAAAAATACACGAGGTGTCCCCGCCTAGAGCAAGACGCTAATGACAAAAATAGATAAAGCGTATGCACTACTAATAGAGTGGTCGCAATATAAGACAGTGCATTACAGTTCACATACTCAGTTTGATAAAGCAATTGACATTGAACTTGAGAAGGAAGCGTTGACGCGATTATCCCGCGACCTAAACGATGCAATAATCTCCGACGACAAAAATGAATTAGATTTTTTAATTAGGATATTTGAAGAACATCTAACTATATTTAAAGATCAAATTACTATCGAAGTATTAAGAACTGGAGTAGCAGAAGTTCATGTCTAATCCACTAAACATACAGAAAGATAGATTTGCAACCAAGTATGATGCACACGACCATTCGTTGCGTATACTTGAGCTGATAAGCGTATATGACGACTTTATGGATTCGCTCTCTGTTGTTGCTGATATGGGATGTGGTGCAGGACTAGACATCACATGGTTCGCGAAATTGGTAGACCGAGACCCAGACGAGCCCCGGCCATACAACTACACCTGCTATGCAGTAGATAAAGACATGTCTAACTTTGACAAGATAGAAGAGCTACCAAACCTGTTTACATTTAAGGCAGACTTTAATAAAAAAGTAATCCCCCGCCCTATAGATTTACTGTGGTGTCACGATGCATTTCAATACTCTCTTAACCCTTTGCACACATTAAAAGTATGGAATGAGCAAATGTCGACTAACGGTATGTTGATGATTACTATACCACAAACAACCGGATATCAGTACAATCGCTACTGTACTCGTGTACACGATAATATGTTTTTTGAATACAATGTAAGTAATCTAATGTATATGCTTGCTGTAAACGGCTTTGATTGCAAGGATTCGTACTTCTACAAAGCAGCCAATCATCCGTGGATACACGCCGCAGTATATAAAACAGACATAGCCCCAATGGATCCAACTAAAACACGCTGGTATGATTTAGCAGAAAAAGGGTTGTTGCATCCTACTGTAGAAGCATCTATCCAGAGATTTGGGTATTTACGTCAAGAAGATATAATGCTACCCTGGCTGGACAAGCAAGCTTATAGAGTGCAGGATTAATAAATACAAAATGCAGAATATAATTGACGAAGGCATTAACGACCCAAACATTTTTAAAGCTATTTTTATGGCCGGACCTCCTGGTGCAGGTAAGAATAAAGTAATTAAAGAGTTAGGGTTGAACTCAACAGGGCTAAAGTTACAAGATATCGATCATACTCTTGCTTACTTAAACAAAGGTAAAGCTCCAGTTACTCCGGACTATAAACGCGGACTAAAGACTACTCTAGATAGACAGTCGTTATATCAAAAAGGTATGTTAGGTTTGTTGATTAATACTACAGGTAGAGACTACGAAAGTTTGATGCGGTTAAACAAGCAGTTAAAAGCCGCAGGGTACGATACGTTTATGTTGTTTGTTGATGTCGAGTACGATGTGGCTTTTCACAGAATACACAATAGACAAACAAATGCAACTGACCCCAAAGATGCTAACCGCAAGGTAGATTTAGATTATTTTGCACAAGCGTTCGAAGCATCAAAACAAAACGTAGATTTCTATGCGTTGATGTTCGGCGGGCAGTTTGCAATAGTGACTAACAACGAACGCTTATTGGAAGATAACGAACAGCAAGAGTTTCAAAAAACATTGCGTTTAGCAGGCAAGAAAGTTAATCGTTTCCTAAATAAACCCCTTACCCCAATAGCACAAGAAATTGTGTCACAAATTAAATCTAAGTAATTATTTAACCTTCTTTGCCTTAGACATAGGTGAACCTTTTGCAAACGCTGAAGTTTCCGGAGCCCCAATTTTACCCTTTTTCATCCCGGCAGCAATCTTTGATAAATCTGGACCTTTATTCTGTTTAGCTTTTTTAACGGCTGTGGGTTTTTTTTCTTTGCGTAAGAAAAATGCAGTTAGTTGTTCCTCATACTCGTCCCAATTAACAGCAATATATTCCCCCAAGATACAAACTTCGTGTTCGGCCTTCATAGCCGCATCTAAGTTTTCGTGAGTAAAACCGTAACTCTTTATAACTCTAGCAGCTTGCTCCTTATCTTTGTTTCCGCTAGTTACATTAGCATCGTGCTTTGCTAGATACTTGGTGCCTTGAGATGCATATTTTTTGACTTCGGTGCCATAATTTTTAATATAAGAACTTTTCTTAATCACTTCTGGAAATTTAGTAATAAATGCGGCCCACAACTCACCAAAAGTCACAACTGCCCGAAAAACTTCGAGATCGGTGCATTCGTATTGATCAATCTTATTAAAGTCTGTAACACTTTTACAAACCTGTTTGTATTCTAAACTTGTCTTTATAACATTAATTTGCTCTTTGGCCTTTTTAAGAGCATCTTTATCGTACTCGTCTATTTCAAATACATCATAATACCACCCCTTTAAATCTTGAGTGATATAGCTCAACGGATCAAATACATCAGACTCAATCTCGTAATAATAGTCGCTTCCTTCACTTTCGCCAGTCAACGATCCTATATCGTCTAAAACTAAGTCACTATGCCTTGTGGACCAGGTATAATCAAAACCGTTTTTAGGGAATATAGCATATATGTCACCATAGTTGCTGG